ACCTAGTTTTAGGATGTAAGTTGCTAGCTGGGACTTCAACATTCTCTTCCGATACCTTGTTAGAGGTAACTGGTCGTGCATCTTCGTAACGATCCCAAGCAGCTCTTCCAGCAACTGCGTAACTACTACCATTTCCATGGTAGCTTTTTCCCGCAATTGTGAGAGTGCATGCAAATCCGTTTGGAGAAGCTGAGATATGTTCCTCAAAACTTCGAAGGGATCGTTCTCCTGACTGGAGGAACCTTGTACGGGGGTGTTCTGTGCCCATTCTGCCAGGATGTCTGATATCTCTCTGCTTCAGAGGTATCTTATCAATTCTAACTGTTGTCTTAGGTTTGCCTTGTGGTACGCCTAGGTCAATGCTTAAAATTTTATTTACAGCCTGACCGGAGCTGTATCCGGTTAACATGTCAGTCCGTGACTCAACAAGACCTGAGATAAAATTTCTACAGATGTGGTGAGCAACGGAGTATGGCACGAGAGAGGCAGCAATGTCATGCCTCTTCAAGAAGACATAGATGTCAAAGAGAATATCAGTGATTCTATCATATTCTTTCTTTCCAAGGACATACGACTCACATCTGACAACAGCAAGAAGATTTTCAAGTCCCATTTCACCTTTTTCTTTTGTGAAATGTAGGCAGTTTGTGAGACTGGTCCATGTCAGAGCTGGGAACCATCTTCCTTCCTCCTTTCGTATTATTCTACTACAGAATAATATAGGGCTGGTGGCTGGAAGAGACTGAATTGTGCCGCCTATCTTGTCAGGGTGTTGTATTTCAATGCCACATTCCTTGTAAGCTGCTGTAAACTTTATAACATCAATGTCCTTACCATCATGCAGATAGACTAAGTCATCAGCACATGTCATAAAATACCCACCATGAAAAGGATTAGTGCCTTCAGGTAGAGACTTCAGAAGAGCATAAGTGCAGATGATCATGTGGCACACACTTCCCAACAGAGCAGTATGGTACATACCACTAGGGATCGTTCCCACCAATTGTGCGAGAGTCTCATCAAACTGAACTATAGGGTAGCCAATGACCTTGAATAGAGTAGTGTACCATGTCTCTGCTTCGGGGTCAGCGTGCATCTTAGATAGTACACGTAGAGATCTAGCAATAAAGGCAGGTAGAACACTCTTATCCCATCTCTTTACATCAATGTCAAGGTGGTGAGTAAAGAGCAGTTGCTTCAGATATTCATTAAAGTGTAGCAGGGGATCTTTGCCTATAAATATAGGCCCGGACTTGCTACAAACAGAGGAAGCAATATGGCCAGACATTTTCCTCTCAATGAGGATGAGCTCAGTTCCAGCATTATTGAACAAGCGCATTTTTCCTTTCTTTGCTTTTTCGATTGCAAGGCATTCAGATTTCAGTTCTGCTTTAAACAGATATACTGGGGGTTGACCTTTCTTAAACATCTCAACGTCATGTTTAAACCTTGCCCTAATAGCATTTCCTTTCTCATTATCACGAAAATGGTATGTTTCTTTGAATTCTATGGCATCTCGTTTCAGCATGACCTTATGAGCTTTCTCACAAATGATGCCAGCACCTGTGTCAAGAGTGACGGGACTAATGCCATCAATTCCATTTAACACCTCATGTTGGTTGAGCATGCGATGATCCTTCCCATAGTATGCTTGCATCATTGTTGTAACAAGCTGTTCAGCATGCTCAAGGGTAGGAACATCAGCGTGGAATTCTGATGTACACGATGCCATCTGGGTGGTCAAAACACAATACTGCCCTTTTCTATTCTGATGAATATCTGAAAAATCAACTATGTGTTTTAAGTTTGACGAAACAGGAATTTTCTCCACAGGGAGTTTCTCAAGAATATGATTACTGAAAGGAGTCTTGCTATACATGCTGTTTTTCCGGGGAAAGATGGTCCGCGGACCTTTGCCTAAAGGCGCGCACCTGTTTTCAGGTAGAATAACATTGCCTTCTTCAGGTCTGATGGTGTTGAGATATGTTGTCACATCATCAGTAGCATAATACTGCCCAAAAGGCATACGCATAGACGTGACATTCTTTTCACCTGCTTGGAATGTTCTTGATTCATAGTCAGCAAGAATATCAGTTATATTCTCTTTAATCAAAGCAGCAGCATACGCAGTAGAGGTATGATGTGAATATGAGATATGATAGCCAACAAGGCATTGTGCTTTCCCAGTCATGGCAATGTATGGATTACCACAATCACCGACTTCAGGGTGTAAGCCTCCAGTGGCCATAGAGACAGAGCTCAAAGAAAGGAGATTTTGGCTCACTTTTTGGTTTGTAGAGTCAAAGTAGTGAGAGTGGCACTCCTGGACGAAGCGTAGGGAACCACTGATAGAGTCATAGCCATGATCATCATATATAACAATCATCCCTGAGGCAACTTTGTCAATCTCGGAAGCAGGCAGCATGTATTTAGTGATGTCCCTTCTAGGAGGGAAACGCTTGTCAACGACTTTAGATATTGCAATATCAGCATTCGGGTCCCCGTATACTGGAAGTAGGTCCCAGTATTTGCCATCAGCAAAGACTGTCATCCCTGTATCTTCATGAGCATGCCAGGGGTATATAACATACTTAGTGCGTAGAAACATTGCTTTTGTTTGATAAAGTCCTGAAACTTTACACATATTCTCTTTGATGGACTTGAGGACTGTATGATAGTGATCTTGTTTTCCTTGAAGTTCCCAATCATCGACCGGGGCTTCCCAATTCTCTTCCCATTTGTCAGAGAAGGTAAGTGGAACACCAGCGTCGAGTAGTGGGGGGGCATACTTGTTTGGATTTGTTTTTGCCCTACGTTTCCACACAGCAGACCGCACAGTTCCATTCTTACTGGATCTCCACGCTGGATCATTTTCAGCCATCTCAGTTGGAGATTGATTCTCAGCAATAGGACACTTTACATCTCGCTGCGCGAGATTATTAAATGTTTCATCTTGCCACGCTTGGGTTTGCTGACATAGCCTATGAGTAGACAACAGTTCTCCCTCATGGGTGAGGGCGTACTTAGTCCGGCAGTTAGGACAGTACTTATAGTCTGATGTTAGAAAGCACCTTCGCTGTTCTTTTGTAAAAGAATGCAAATAAGAACACGCGGGACATCTCCACTCAGTTTTACCAGTCACACAGGTCTTGAGGCTATTATAAACTGCTGTTAGGCCTTTCCATCCAACCCATAAAGCACAGAGGACACCAGCAACAAGAAATATCGGGTGATGTTTCCAGAGTTTCTTCAAAGTCTTCTTTGCTGCGATCCAAATCCCTGAGTACCAGGAGATCTGAATAGTCTCGAGATGCTGGGTTACATAGGCAGACATATAAGGTTGTCCCAAAATATAATCTGACTGGAGTAACAATAGGTCTTGCCTTGGAACAGGAAGATGTAATAGTGTAGGGGAATATATGAATCCTTGACACATGGCTTCAACATATTCCTTCTTAGGAATAGTGATTTCACCGGTTGGTTCTGCATTTGCACTGAAAATAACTGTCAAAGCATCCCCATCATCTCTGTAGAGAGCATTCTCTTTGCAGCGACCTCTTTTGAAGAGATGCTGATCCCTATTCCAATAAATGGAATCTCCTATGCTGAGCAGCATGGTGGAGTCAGAATCTACTTGTCTATAAGTGGCAAAAATAGATTCAACTGCAAAGTCTTGTTCATCTTCTTTAACACTAGGATGGAGTTTCCAGAAATCCACTACTATCTCATTTTTCTGTTTTAGTTTCTCAGCAAGTTCAGCTTTGACAAAGAGATAGTCAGTGTCCTTACGATTTCTTGTGTGAGTAAGATTATCCCACATGGTCTTGCCAGATGTTAGCATATCCTTAAGAGATGCCCATGACTTTGCAGATATGCAAATGTCTGGATCTGTAGGCATGTCGACACCCTCGTCAGATCCCCAGATATATAATAGTTCATGTTCTCTCCAGTGCTTGACGGCATCTCCGAGCTTGATGAGAAATCTGTCCTTAGACAAGACCTCTCCATCAACCCTGACGAATCCAGGACGTTCAATTTCTGCCTCGAGAAATGTCCCCACAGAAGGAAATGTGGTCTCTTTATCACTGTCTTTCATCAAGATAACGCCACGAAGACCAAGACGTCGCTTGACACCTTCAACTGTGATCTGATCGACAACGCGCGCTGCAGGAGTACCGCACCACCAGGATCCAACTTTCTCTCGTACTGAGAGTTGTTTATCCCTCACAGTGAGATTTGATGTGAGAAATATAACAGAGGGTTGTGACAGCTGGTTATAGAAGTTGAGATACTCATCTTGATTTGCAATGAGCTGGTCATCTATCCAATAAGCAAAAGCTTGGCGCCATGTGTTTCGGTCCTTAAGATCAATCTTGTGAATTTTAGTGTGTGCAAGGCGAGGGAACAGATGTTCTATGGCATGCATGAAACAAGTCTTTCCCCTACCTGAGTGCCCTCTAATGTTGACAATGAAATGCTCAACACCGGCTTGTGGTTGACTAGCAGTGGGGGCAAAATTAAGAGGAACTACTCTAGTCTGAGGTTGGAGATCAGGAATTGTGTCATTTGGGAGAGGAACAGTTCTCCCTACTCTGTGAACGTCAGAAAACACGGGTTCCTTTACGCCAGTCCAGTTGGTAAGCAGGGCACGGACAGAGTCATCAACAGCAAGTGGGGGGTGGTTGTTATGCTGTTGCCACATTAATGTATAGACATCAATAAGGAAATCTTTATATGGTATCTTGACCTCAGTGTCAACTGTGTGGCCAGCAGCATCTACAGTAGTAGATCTACGATAGTAGTTGAAAGTTTCAGGAGATCTATCACATATGACATCTCGCGTATTTAAAGTTTTCATGAGCCTTTCTGCCTCAGTGTGTTCCATGCGATATGTTCTGATTCGAGAGTTGATTGCTCTCTCAGCTTCAGCTGTGACAACATCTTGTAGATCAGTCTTGCCAGAGTTACTTGTAAGAAACAAGACTCTTGATAGATAGTTTCGACTCTTATCGAATGCTGAAGGAATCTGAAAAGATGGATCAGAACAGATGTGATTCAAATACTGGAACATGGGATCTGCTGAACCTCGAGCTCTAAACTCATCATAGGTGGAAAATATCTCTCCGCTATAGACATTGACATGACCATTGTGATTGATCTGCCAGTGAAAACATTCTGGAGATACATCTCCCATCATCTTTGCAAGTGCAGGAATGATGAACTTTGTGGTTGCGGTAGTTTTCCCAATTCCAGGTAATCCTGTGAGTTCAATAAGAACTGTAGGTGTTCTCTTTTTGGAACTATGATAGCATTGGTTAATAGACACCCAGAGCTCAGATAACTTGCTTTGCTTAGACTGAAGAGTCCGAACATACCAATTAACAACCTTGGACTTGGAAGACCTAGCATCACGGAGGAAGCGGTCAAATGCTTTCGTCCATGCGTCATACCTATCTACGAGGTCAAGGCGAGTTGTGAAAACACCTGGAGGGATAGCAAGAATGTTATCAGCTTCAAGACATAAGTCCTTGTATCTCTTTTCAAGTTCTTCATCAGCTGCAGTCTCCAAGCCTGCCAACTGATTTACTATGAAATCTTGGGCTTGAGAGACGTTCTTAATAAGAGCAGCTCCTTGATTTGCACCAGATATCCATTTCATTATATCAGTTCTAGAGGGGCTAAGACCGACGCCTACTGCACATAGTGTAGTTGTTATAAGGCCTATGACTAGTTTTGACCAATCTTGTTTAGATTGGGGTGTAGCAGTAAACGGGTATACCACAGTTCCCTGGTATTTTGGGACTCTCCACATATTGGCAGTAGTGTGAGTCAAAAACACAGGCCCTGGGTGAGTAGCTAGAGCGCCTTTGTCAAGTGTGTGATTGTCGACCCATGCATTTAAGTTGAGCTGTGTGCTAGCTTCAGAGTAAGTAATACGACGTAGGTGAGATAGATTTCCAATAACTGTCTTAGGAGACCCAAAACACACTGGGATAAAAGGGTGTTTGTACGCCATGTCTACATCCCAATAGATCTTTTTATCAGTAGCACGATGGATGTTATGAGCTCCAAGGCCCCAAGGCTCAAGAGTGATCTGACCCTTGTCATACGTGTACCCAGGAGCTATAGGCCGGTGATGAAACTCGTTGGTGAGTCCAACGAGGTTGTCATATGTGAACACAGCATTCTTTGTGCACCCACTGACGGCAGTTGTATTGACATTATAAAACGTCAAGCCAATATTTTGTAAGGCCGTTTCATCAGGGTATGCTTTGGCTATAGCTTGTATATGCTGATTGTGTTGTGAGCCGAACAAAAGAGTTATAGTATCAACCCAAGAAGTAGGGTGGTACCACTTCACGGTGAGTGGGCCAGAGTTTGTGACAACAGTAACACACTTTTTGGTACAATGGTGTACTCCAATCTGATGTCTTTTTCTATTATCAGTTGCCTCAAAATGAGGAACAGTTGGCGTCACTGTTGGTGCTGTAGCAGCAGGTTGTGGCGCTGCTGTAGCTGCTAGGGGAGTTGGTATTGGAGCAGAAGAATTTGTTGAACATGGCTGTGGTGAGGTAGATGTCTGTGATACAGAAGCCAACTGTGGCACAGAAGGACTTGGCACAACTGTAGTTGTAGCCGAAGTGGACGGAGTCGTTGCTAGTCCTTGCGTACTTGTCCCAGAGGCAAGGAGGTGGATAGGTTCTAAAATTCTTCTTTTCTCACGTGGAGTTATATCACCAGATTTTTCATAATTAGTGAGAACTTCAACAGTGTCAGAAACTGCTTTAGTCACCTTGTCAAATGTTTGCTTGACAAGAGGAGGGATAGCTATTCCTTGAATAATTGCACTTATAACACTGAGAACACCAGTAATTATGGAAGTAATATGCAAGGCACTCTCAAATCCAGCACTTTTCTTGAGAGCATAGCTAGAGCTGATGACCTGAATGACACCAGCAGTAAGATGGATAAGGGCTGAAGCAGTCTCAATACCTGTTATTTTGAGAAGGTAAGAGCGCAACGCGTCATGCACCTCATCAACAAGCCCTTGCAACTCAGGACGTTCTTTAAGACGTTCTCTAAGAGACAACTTATAATAGTTGTGCCCATAGATGGGTTCTGGAAGGCCATATGCAGGTAATTGGGTTCTCAAGAAATATAGAACCCGTGCAGTAGGCCCTTTAGGAGTGCTCCTATGGAATTTTGGGCAGCAGGGTTCAATATCGGGGTATAACCCCATGATGAACATGTAAAATAATGTGTAACCATAAAATATAAAATTCTATGTTTAAATGTATAAAATAAATAAATGAAGAATAAATATAAATTGTTTATGATTAATAAATGTATTTGTATAATTGTATATAAATGTAATTGTGTAAATTGTATAAATTGTAATTGTAAATTGTTTGTAAATTGTTTGTAAAATTGTT